ATGTTCGTGTCATTATTTTTAAATATAAAATTTATAGAGCGTTTGGCTTCTGGTCAGAATGTTGTGGGTTCAAGTCATACTGCGTGTGCGCTAAAGAAAAAAGCTGCAAAACCTTTATTATATAAGGGTTTACAGCTTTTTGTGTTTTCATTTCTTTGTTGTTTTTCTGTTTTTTAACGTTTTCCGAACTCTTTTTTTATTATAAACCTGTTGAATCAGTTCCGTATGTTGCTTGTTCCACTGTGAATCCTTCATATATTAATTGATCAATCAGTCCGCTTCTAGAAAAAGAAGTATAATCCAAATAGTCTTGTGCGCTTTTTGCTGCTTGTTCCATCCAATCAGCTCCAGAATTATCAACACCATATACGGCATCTTCTTCATCGAAACCTTCGTACTTCAATTGCTCTATTAAACCGCTTCTAGAAAATGAAGTGTAGTTCAGATAGCTTATTGCGCTTCGTAAAGCGTTTTTTTGAGCTACTGTCTCGCTAGAAGTTTCTACAGTAGTAACTTGCGGTGTTTCTATTGCCGGCTCACTAACTGTTTCCGCTTCAATTAATTCTGTATCATTTGCTTCTGTTTCGGTAGTTTGGGTTATTTCTGTTAAATCTTTTTCAACATTTTCTGTTTGTTCCGAATCTACATTCTCTTCATTTGTTGTCTCTTCACTTGCCATAGGTTCTGTGCCGGTATCATCACCTTTGTCACCTAGATTGCCAAGCATACCTAATAAAATAAAAACCATTAAAACGATAAACCACGTTCTTTTGTAAATTGGTTGCTTATTTACAGCTCCACAGCTTGGACATGTTATCTTTCCCTTAGCAGATATTTCATGACCACATGACTTACATTTTCTTAAATTCTTATCCATGATATTTACCTCTCTCCTCATTGTATATAGTTACTTTATAAGTTTACTATAATTTTATGATTTTTACAACTTTCATTAAGGTCAATATGAGTACCGTAAAGCGCTAGATCCTAAGTCTCAAAAATGTATTTTTTACGAGTTCGTGATAGTTCGCAAAGTCCCGTTTTAATCCATTCTTACGTGTTTTTATTTTTATAATTTATGTGTGCATTCGTGGTTTTTCGCCATATTTTTAAAGTGTGTGCACTATGTGTGCACCAACATCAATAATTAAGCAAATAAAAAAAGCCCTTGGATTTTCGTCCTTGGGCTTTTTTGGAGAGTCACTAATCGGTGATTATATGACTTATTAGATTATAAACTTTTATTAAGTTTTTTGCAATAATATTAATTGGATGTGAGGGGATAGCTAAAGGTCTAGCCCCCTCACACTGTATGGTCTGTTTATCGTCTATTACCATACTAGACTATAAGAACAGTGGACGCAAATCATAGCCATAGGGTTGGCAAAACACTGTTTCTTTTAATTAAACTTTTTGGTTATTCGACTTCCGGCAATCCTGCTATGCTTGTTAGTAGCGATAGTACGCCTGCTACTGATGCTACTGACAATACATACATCCAATCTACTTCGTTTACCGCCATGCCGACTGCAAGCATACCTGATGCAGTTTGACCCACTGTTTTTAATGCTCTGATTAATGCTGCTTTAAACCATTTAACTGTTAATGTTTTCATTTTTATTCCTCCTATAATCTTCCTATTTTTTCCATGACCTGTTTCATGTATCCGTTTCCACCCATTGCTTCATAAGATTTGTAAAGATCGTTTGCAACATCTTTTTCATGTTCTCCTACATGACCTTTTTCTATTGATCTGTTGTAGATATCTAATATCTGACTTTTCAAAAGTTGAGTCATGCCTACCTTAAGCATTTCGTGATCCTGTTGATGCCTTATTCTGTCGTAACGTATCATTCTTGCTAAGAGTCCTATACTTGATGTTACTATAAATCCTATTGTCCCAATCAATAATTCATTCACTGTCAAAGTCCTCCTGATGTTTTATAGTCTACTTATAAAGGCTGCAGGTATGTTTCGTCCTGATTGTTTGGTTACAAATTTACCTTTATGCTTCATGGCTGATGATCCACCACCATCGAAGTTGACACAGTAGTCTAAACCTAATAGGTCACATATTACTTGCTGGTCTAGAGCTCTTAGGCCTTTGGAGTTTGTATTTGATTCTGCTACAATCATGTACCACATTCCTTCACCGTCTACGCCTACCATCGTGCGGTCTGTGTATGAGTTTGCATGAGATACTTTGTCCCAGTACAATCTTGTGTCTTTGCCTTCTATCTTCAAAGCGTAGCAGCCACTTGCACCAAAAAAGGCGTTACCCTGTATATTGGCAAGCCTTCTATTGTCTACAATATGAGATGTTACTGTTTCGATTGTAACTTTGCCATCTTTCCACGCTATTAAATCAACGAAGTTTGGTGATGAATTTTGATAATAGTCGGCTATCTTTTTACCTTGGCCATTATCGGTTATTATCAGTCCATACCCAAGTGGCGTTTTTGCTTGATCTACAGCAGAAAAAGGAAATAAGTTTGCATTGACTATGGCTTCTACATCTTTGTACTTTGATTCTATCTGTGAGATGCTTTCATATCGCCTTGGTGTTCCAAGTACATACTCAGGTGGCTTATTTGACTTGTATATGTGTACATCGGTAAGGAAGTTGTTATGTAAGTGTCTAAGCTTTGAGTAACCTAATTTAGTGCTAGGTGTTAGGATTGGTAATGGTCCGGGTGCGCTTTCGGTTATGTTAAAGTATTTCTTAACGCCTTCGCAAATTTCGCTTGCACATTCATATTGAAAGTCTTGGTCTAACATTAAGGATGCTTCTCTTAGATTACTCATAAATCCAAGTTCCACCAATATGGCCGGCATACTGGTGTATTTGATAACATAGTATCCCGCTTCTTTTACACCTCTGTTGCTTTGTACGGTACCTTTTATGATTTCACTGTGTACATCTGCGGCAAGTCTTTTTCCTTCTTTTGATCCGTAGTGATGGAAGGTTTCAACACCACTGACGCTTGACCAGTTATCCGACATTGCGTTGTAGTGTACACTGATAAAGATCACTTTACCATTAGGGTATTTTCTTAAGTGGATGGCTGCCAGTGCGTTTGCGATTTTTACTCTTGTTGGCAATGTTACGTCTGCATTTCCTTGTGTTATGTTATGAGCTGATAATCCATTGTGTTTTAGTAATGCTACCAGTTTGGTTGCTACCGGTTGATTAAATTGATGTTCTTTTATTACTGATCCATCTGTAAATTTAGGTGTTCTTTTACCTGGTGTCATTTCGCCATGACCATCATCTACTAATACCAGTATTTCTTTGTTCATTTTACAACCTTCTTTCTTTTACTACCTTGTCGTTTCTATATTGGCATTTTCTAATTTTGATTTAAGCTTTTCTGTTAGTGTTGGAAGTTTGTTTCCAAATACAGCCCTTAGCTTGAATCCATCCGGCTCATAGATCTCAATGACCTCTGTTATTCTTGCATCCATGGACAAGCCCCATTTTTTGTTTTGAATGGTAACTATGTCACCTAAGGACCAATCCTCGTTGTATTTAAATGATCCTGAGTTTGATATCTCACATTCAAATGCTTCCGCTGCTATTAACTCTGCTAGTTTCTGTTCTCCTCTAGCAATTAACCGCGCTTCAATTTCTTCTGGTGATGGTGGCGATTCCTCTTCGCCGACACCTATGTCTCTGGCGTCTACAAACTCTTCATAACGATCTAGGCCGCTTTCGCTTCCCACTTCTACTATCACACGGTCCGTTCCTTCGCCTTTTCCTGCTACATAAGCAATATTGGCATGACCAATTAAAGAATCGGTGTACTCCTGACTTTCTACATTGTCAAACTCAACCGAGAATATAACCGGTGGATTAATCTCTTGTCCTGAGGTTAAGTCTTTTCCTTCATATACATCAAATATCCATTTTTCCAAATCTAAATCGATGGAGATTTGCCATCCTATACCGGTTGTTCTTGATATTGATTCAAGCTCATCAGCTAAGTTTTTTAGTCTTGTCTGCCATGGTAGTGATGGTCCTCTTTCTAAATTTTCATTATTGATTAACATAGAAAAAACCCTATCCGGGTTTGATGGGTTGATACAGTTATGATCTATATAGGTTTTCATGATTGTTTCTGCATTTGCCGTTAATCTATCATATGCTTGTCCCGTTGGTGGAATCGTCCTTCTTTGCCTTGTGATTCCAGATAGAGTATATCCTCTAACTGTTAATGTTTCATCATTTTCTTGGATAAAATTTCTATGTTTGATGATATGTACTTTTTTAGGATCAGCGCCAAGCATTATGACGTTGTTTTTTTGTAGTAAATTCGTGCTTTGTTTGTTTAAATTTATAACCAGCTCAAATTCTCCAGGAGCATGGTACCGATAGGTCGCTGTAAATGATTCATAGTCATCTATCTCTCCTAATAGCCATAATTCTGGTGTCATTATCCTAATTGGTTTAAAGTGGTTTATCATTGGTTCTGATTCGGGGTAAAAACTTGGTTCTTGTGGTACTTCCGGTTCTGGTTCAGGTTCGGGATCTGGTTCTGGGTCAGGTATTACTGGTTCTGATTCTGTAATTGGATAAATAGCTGTAATAACTCCCGAATCAGCGTCGTTACTTACCGTTGCGCCCGAAACAGTAAAGAAATCTTCTGGTACTCCAGATAATGTAAATCCATCTTTTGGTGTCAGTGTGATTGCGGCTGTATAGATTGTACTTGCTAAAAATAGATTGTTATTGGGGGACCACGAGACCGTACCGTTAAACTGATCTGTCTCGGTTATTGTTATTGCTGGTATTTCACCTTTAACCGGTACCGTTAATCCATTAATTGTAGGTATGTTGATTGGTGTAGGTAGCTTTACATTATTGATGTAGACCTCTGCGTTTTTAACAAACAGATTACCTACTATATTTGATGCTGTTACATATAGATAATAATAAGGTGTTATATATGATGTGCCTGATGGTACTGTAAATTGGTGTGTTTTGGTGCTCCAGGTATTTAAAGACGATGTATTGTCTTCGGACTCATCTATGGCAACACCACTAGAGTTATATAGTGTAGCGCCTATACCTATGTTTATGTTTGCTTCAGTGTAAAAATCAAATTCGACTTTTATCACATCTCCGACGGTTACAGGTATTAGGTGGTCATAATCCATACCGACATATCTAAAACCGCTTCCACTACCACCAGTACTCTTTAATTTTTGACAGTTTAGAGTCGCATCGATACTGAACTCATGATTGATATTACCAGAGGAGAAGAATTGTTCCCAATCGTCAGCTATACCGTTTGTATTTATGTCAAGATTCATTGCTTTGTTTAATAGAAACATATTCATCACCTCTTTTAATATTTAGAATGCTCTAGTTTCATCGTACTCAGCTTGTGTTATCCAACCACTTGCTAAAGCGATATCTAGCTGCTCTGTTGTGTATGTCTTTGACGCGTATCTTTGTACTTCAGGATAGTATCCATCTGCCAATCCCGGATAACCGTCCCTTGTTGTTAATCTGTTAGTTCCAAAAACATAAATGGCTCTTGCATAAGTTTGTACTCTAAATTGTAATATCATATAGCGCCTCCTTTATTCCATCGTTGAGAATATAAAGTCCATAAAATCGGACATGTTTTGGTTCTGTTCGGCTAATTGTAGTTCTTGTAGTTGAATGGTTTCTTTTAATAGCTCGAGTTCTGTTTTTGGTTCTGGTATATTATTCTCAATGAAATTTTCACCATCCCATAAATATCCGATACCAACAACTTGCCCTTTCTTAGTCGATACTAATTCGGCATTCGTAATTTTAAAGCTTGGATCTGAACTAATAATTATATTAGTAACCACACCACCGATAACAACGGCTTTTTTAGGATTTGTCACCATATTACCACCACCTTATTGTTATTTTTCCATTGGCTCCGTTTCCGCCTACCCCAAAATCACCATTCGTTACCCCTTCCGTGTTACCGGACGCTCCACCACCGCCTCCACCTGCCGATGGGAATCCGCCATGTCCACCATTCTCTGCATTGTTACCATTAGTTGTCGATTTCCCCCCACCACCGCCTCCTCCAGGAAGAAATGGGTTTGTTGACGGTAGCCCGTTCTCTGAATATCCCGCACTTATCATTTCACTTATATTACTTACACCGCCAAGTCCCGGTAATTTTTTTGACGTGAGTTCTATCGTTCCACCGCCACCGCCACCACATCCACTCTGTATTAATCCAATTCCACTCTCACCTCCAAGTGCGCTATTTGAGTTTCCGCCTTTTCCACCTGACCAATATATAGGCATATTTAGCGATTCTCCACCTGCTCCACCTATAGCTATTTGGTTAGATGTTCCACTTGACTGTCCATTTCCTCTTACACCGCCTTTTGCTACATAAGGGCCTAATCTTGTATCTCCACCAACATTCCCATTTGCTCTAATTGTTTGACCGCCCATACCGCCAGCTCCTATAATAGCAGGTAAATTTTTTTCAAATGCTGATGCAGGTAGTAAGATGTCTATAAATGCACCGCCACCACCTCCACCACCACCAGTTATATATCTGCTTGTTGCATAAGACGTATATCTGTCACCGGCTGCACCGCCACCACCGCCACCCCACATTAAGACTTGTATCATTTTTGCATTTTCCGGTTTGGTCCAGGTTGTCGATGAGGTAATATCTAAAACCCCTTTTGGCTTATATAGACTACCCACTATAAAAGATGAGTTTATAACATCCATCAAACTAGGATTAGCTTCAATATCTATTATTTCTTGCGCCGTAAGCTGTTCTTTAAAGTGGACGTACATCCATGCGTCCATAGGAACTTGTCCTTCCGGATACCATGCTGGCTTTGTTCTGTATGTAGAGTACTCTCTTGCATCCGTGACCTCTGATGTTTCTATAAAGCTTTTTCCTGCGATTATTAATACTTCTGCAAGTGCTATTTCATAAACGTCAGGTGTGAGGACTAATTCAGGTGATCCCATTCCTGGTGTTCCTGTTATCACAAATGCTTTTATGTATCGATTTTCTTTATTAAGATCAAGTCTTAAGACGATTAAATCTATTCTGTCTTGGGATGTGTCCGGTAGTTCATGGGTAAGTTCTAATGGTGCATCGTTTTCGTAGTAGTACCCTTTTACAAAGGCTTTACCTGTTGCAACGATTGTTTTCATCTGTGATCCGTGACCAGTCACTTCTAGGGAATCTGCTATATCTGCCCATACTCCTGTTGTGACTAGCGTATCGAAGTACTCGGCATGGTCTTTTACTGGGTAGACCCTGTCTAGTTCCCCTTCTGCTGTTAATTCTGTGTCAAAAAATCTTGAGATTTCTGCCATAATGCGCCTCCTATATTCCTACATATCTGTTTTTCCATTTGACTTTTACTTTAGCTTGTTCCTCGCCTGCGTCTGCTTCGTATAGTAATGAGTTTTTTCCAGGTTCCAAGCTCCAAAACTCACTGGCCAAATCAATATAATGCATGGCATTTGTAGCTACGCCCTCAGAGTCAATTAAGTCTACTTTTTTACGGCCATATTCTGTACTTATAGTTAGCTTTTCGCCTTCTAGTAATTCTCTTTTGACTCTAACAAATTGATCCGTGGTCAAGTTGATTATTTTTGGGTTTGTAGCAGGTCCGTAAAAATCAATAACTACTGGCGTATCTACGTTACCGTCATTGGTTACGGATATCTGCTTGCCCCGAACTGAAAAGCTCATTGGGAAGCTCAAAGGAAAACTTAGTCCACCAATCCATGCTGCCATTTCTGCATCATCTGTTTTGCCAATCCAGTATGGAATAGGTGCTATAAGGTTAATGACGAAGTCTTGATACTTGAAGCTTCTTAACTTTTTACTAAATACCGGCGCTTCTTCTATTTGGCATCTGATTTGGCGTACAATGTCACCGTATTCATATTGAATCCAACCTCTTACCTTAGGGTTAAATACCTCAAGGAGTTGGGCTCTTAAGGTTGCTAGCTCCTCTTTTGTTTCTCCTTTTATGGATCCAAATATTGCTAGTGGTCTATCTCTTAAGGTTACATTTGATATTGTGGTACCATCTTGACCTATGCCTTTTGTTTTTGTGATAGATGCACTTGTACCATCGACCCCTTCTATTTTTTGAAGAAAGAAGGGAAAGGCGTGTTCTATTACTAGACTTTGACCTCTGTCATTTTCATATACTACTTTTTCATGTCTACCTTCCACTTTTTCACCTCTTAAAATTGTAGGGCAAGTTTTTGGCTTGCTTTTTGGTTTTCTCTTGCTGTTTCTGATGGGCTTAGGGCTTTAGGGCTATTGATGGTTATGTTTTGATTGATCTGTGTTTTGTACATTTCTTTAGCAACGCTTAGATCTACGCCTTCTTCTCTTGATATTTTATCAATAGCTGATTTGTTGTTTGCGTAAAGAGCCGCTTCCGCTTGCCTAAAGTCTGCAACTCCGCTGCTTGACCCACCGCTAAAGAAATCCCCTACACTTTTTACCGCATCACCAATGCCGCCAATGGCTGACTTGATGCCATCGATAAATCCGGCTATTAGATTTTTGCCCCAGTCGATTGCGCTTTTTGCTAAGTCTGCAAACCAACCGGCAATGTTCTTTTTCAAATCATCAAAGGATTCTGTTAAGTTTGACCAGGCATTGCTAACAAGTAGTCCTAAGCCTGTCCACATATCGGACCACATTGTTTTAATTGTCTCTGTAAATGTCGTCCATGCTCCACTAAATGTAGTTACTAATATGGTTAATAGATTAAGTATTATATCTCTGGCTCCAACTAATATTGCGCCGATACCTGACCAAATACCTTCCCATATCTTACTTAGACCTTGACCCATGCGTTCCCAATCACCGGTAAAGAGTCCTATGAATACATCAAGTATTCCACTTATGATTGATAAGGCCGCTTCAATAAGTCCTGTTATGAGTTCCCATGTTGCTTGGACTATTGCTTTCAGCTGTTCACTGTTCTTATCCCAAAATTCTCTTATCCTTTCAAGCTCTTTTTGTATGAACTCTGTTATAAATGTAAGAGCTAGATTAAATATTTCTTTGATCTGTTCCCAAAGTTCTTTTACATTGTCTCTAAATTCTTCGTTAGTGTTCCACATGGTGACCACTATTGCTATGAGTCCTGCGACGGCTGCTACTACTAATCCGATAGGTCCTGTTAATGCTGTCAGTACTGCTCCTAAACCTCCTGCCGCTCCTGATGCACCTGTTACTCCGGCTACAAGAGGCGCCATTAGTGTCATAATAGATGATATCCCTGTAGCTATTTTACCTATGATTATCAAGGCTGGTCCAAGTGCTGCAACCATGGCTAGTACCGCCACAACTACAGTTCTTGTGCTTTCGTCCATATTCAATAGATAATCAGTCAGCATGCCAACTACCTCTGCGACTTTTCCTACTATAGGGAGAACTACATCTCCTAACTGTATTACAGAATTTTTTATTTTATTAAATGTTATTCTTGATTTTTCTCCATCAGTCTGAAGCTTTTCAAATGCTGTGTCTGTTGCTCCGATAGAATCATTCATGTCTTTGACTGAGTTATTAAATGTCTCTGCATCATCTCCGAGTAGCACAAGGGCCGCTTTTGCCGCTTCTGCGCTTCCGAACATGTCAGCTAAAGATAGTCCGTTCTTCTCTGCGTTTTCACTTAGCATTCCAAGGACATCGCTTACTGATGCGCCTTCGTCCATCAATTGTTTAAAGCTCTTTCCGGATAGTTCTCGAAGTGCTATATCTGTTTTACTTCCTGTTTTTCCAAGTTCATTGAACATTCCGTTCATGTAAGTTGTTGCTTCGGCCGCTTTGATACCGTTTGAGGTTAGTATTGCATATCCTGCACTCACTTGGTCAAGTTCTACACCATTTGCTTTTGCCGTTGGTATGATTTTACCCATGGCCGTCGAAAGTTCTCCAACCGTTACTTTGCCTTTGTTTTGCGTTTGTATAAGCATATCTGATACTTTGTTGACTTCATCGGCTTCTAATCCATATGCATTCATAATTGTAGTTAATAGGTCAAGGGATTGTGCTGATTCTGCAAATCCGGCCTTTGCTAATTTACTTGATTGAGCAACAAAGGCAACCGCATCTCCGGTGCTTTGACCTGCTGATATTGCATCGTATACATCGTTGGCGATTTCTGCCGCCGATATGCCTGTTTGATTTGATAAATCCATTATGGATTTTTTTAAGGTCTCAATTGGGACCTCTGTTTCATCTGCTATCGTTGATACTTTTGCTATTGCATCGTCAAAATTTGATGCCATAACCGTTGCAGCTATTCCAGCTCCACCTATTGCAGCTGTAACCGGCAACAGTTTTTTTCCAGCCGCTTCTGACTTATCACCAAACTCACCTAATGCATTTGCTCCTTTTTGCCACTTTGTGTTGACGTCTTCTACTTGCTTTTCAAGTTTTTTTAGGTCTTGTTCGGTCTGTATTACTTCGCGCTGTATCGCCCGATATTGTTCTTCAACGTCTTCTCCACGTTCGAATTGTTGTTGTACTTGTCTTTCAGCCTCTTTTAAGGTGTCTAGTTTATTTTTTGTGTCGCCGACCGCATCGCCTAATAACTTTTGTTTTTGAGCGAGAAGCTCGGTGTTTTTAGGATCTAACTTTAGTAGTCTTTCGACTTGCCTTAGTTCGGTTTGAGTTTCTTTTATATTTCTGTTTGTATCGCTTAAGGCCTTTTGAAGCTTGGTGGTGTTGCCGCCAATCTCAATGGTTATGCCTTTAATTTTACCTGCCATTTTCTCACCTCGCTAAAAGTTATCAAAGTCGTCTTGACTTGCTATGCGCATCTTTTTTTCTTCATCATCATTAAGCTCTATGTTGTTATACTCTGTTATTAATCCGATGATCATGCCTGTTGTGAGTATTTCGTAGTCACTTAATGTAATACCCCTTTTTAATGAGTGATAGATTAGGTTCTCTGTCGTCATTTCAAAAGGGGCATCTTCTTCAATTTCTATTTTTTTTTAGAGTTAACTGTTGGTTTGATTGTTGCCATTAATAAATCCATGGTTTGAGGGATGATATCCATTAAAGGAAACTCACTGAAGGTATCAAGCCACGTTATAGGATCGCCAATGTCGTTGTTGGCCGTCTTGGCCAGTGTCCAAATGAGGTTGTAAAACACCTCAAGGTCAAACTTATCAATTTCAATTTCGTTTGTTTCTTTATTAAAGGCTTTTTCAATCTTGAATATGTCTTGAAGCGCGTCACGTCTGAACTGTGCCTTGTACCTTAAGAGTGTTGCGCCAGTTGACTTAAACTTGATGTCTCTACCATCAATAGTGATTATTTTTTCCATGTATTACACCCCTGCCGCTATTGTCTTTTTATATACTGTTGTATACCAAGTTTCATATGGTGAGTCGCCTACTTTTGCTTTCGCTTTTACATCTCCGGTGTCTAGTGCTGCTGATGCACTCATCGTTAAGGATTCCGTTTGTACTTCTAGGCTTTCGCCTTTAGTTTGTGATGAGATGCTTGGACGGCTAGCACTTGTGTTGTAAAGTATGTGTCTTGTTGCGTTTGCGTCTCCGTTAAACTCAAATAACAAGGCGAAATTCTTTGTTTTTCCATTCGTGTTTTCAAACAAAACGCCGTTGTCATCAACTACGTCTCCCAGTACTGCTACTCTGAAATCGTCGGGTATTAATGCCATTTCCAAGTCTCCAGCATAGCCATTGTTGGCAAATTGATTGAAGTATTTTATGTCATCCGCGTAAAAACTTGATTCTTCACCTTCTGCGCTTAAACTAATAGAGACTGCGCCTGGTATATTTACAGGTGTGGCGTAAGTTATTACCCCTTCTGTTTCTGTAACTACTGCATAGTGCACGTTCTTTAATCCAAACTTCACTTTATTTTCTGGCATTTTTATTCCTCCTAAATGTTAAAATAATAATAGATTATGAATAGTTTTTGGTTTTCATCATAGGTTTCATCAAATTCCCAAATTAAACCATTGTTTTCAAGCGTGTTTTCTATGGTTTCTTCAAGTGATTCATCCTTGATTTTCGTATATAATTCAATACGTATAGATTTTTCTTTTAGATAAATTGAATCATCTGCTTTGAAAGTTTCTTTTTCTTCGTTTATGTACACTAGATATGGTGGTGAGACTGGGTTATCGAAGTGGCTGTATCTGGCAGGTATTCCGATGCCTGATAGTACAATGTATAATTCTTCTAATGTCATGACCCACCTCTTATGATTCTTTCAATATTGCTTGTAAAGTTTCTTATGATTTCATCTTCGACGATTTTAATATGTGGTTGACCAGGGACCCGACCACCGTTTACTTTTGCATGTCCTTTTTCTAGTAAATGCGCTAATTGGTAATGGTTTTTGTTGCGTACTGTGTAAGTGTTTGGACTTCCCCAGTTTTTATGCGTTACATATCCCCAGCTTTTTGCGTAATCCCCTTTATCTTTGGGGCTGCTTTGCTTAAGCTTTTTAACGCCTTCTGATGCGGTTTTTTTTGCTTCTTTTTCTAGTCCGTCGTTGATGTCGTCCGTATATGCTTTTAATTGTTTGTTGATTTCTTTTTCAAGGTCATCAATTCTTATATTCGCCATATAATTCGATCATCTCATTTCTTACCGGGTATACACGATAGATATGGTACCTTTTTTCAGAGTATTTGAAGTACAGTTCATCAGAGTAATCCACTTCTCTTACTTCAAAGCATTTTATCTTTTCTATACCCGCTTGTCTCGCTTCGAAATACTCACTTCTTGCTATGCCTTTTTCTTTTGCAAACACTTCTTTTAGTGTTTCTATAGATCCAATTTCTTGACCTATACTGTCAATTTCAGGCTCTATTGTTATTAATGATATTACGTCATTCATTCAATCGCCTCCACATTGTAATGTCCAGATAAAGCTAAGCTGTCTCTAAGGTCTTCATATGCTTTTTTCCATTTTTCAGCGTATGGATTGTCATTTCCAAAATTAGCTTTGGAATACATTTTTATAGCTTCGCCAATTAAATCGTCTGACTCATCAATAACTTCTACGCCTCTAATTAACATGTCTCTTTTTGCGGCTCCAATAAGGTCTGTTATTTCTTGATCGTAGGCATTGCTTTTAATTCTTAAGGCTAGTTTAACTGCCTCTAACATCATTATCACCACCAAGCAATTTGATTAGTTCATCCTTTTTGGCTTTTGGGTTGTATTCGGTTCCTTGTTCGTCTAAAAGCGCCATGATTTCTTTTTTAGTTAACTCTGTAGACGGGATAGGTTCATCCGCGTCCACAAAGCCTTTTTTAACTAAACTTTCAATCCTTCTACTGTCTGCGCTTTCAAATTCTTCACCGGCTATCATTATCTTGCCGGTGTTTTTGCATCTAAAATTCTTAAGCACTTTCATGTATTACTCCTAACCAGCGTTTTCTTCTAATAACGCAAATGCTTTCGTGTCAAGTGGTCCGCCATCAATGATTGTGTATGCTGCATAATCAACTTTTCTAGCTTTAACGTGCTCTTCTGTCGCTATGCTCATAGGCTCGTTGGTGTTCATTACGTAACCTTTGATCGCATTTCCAATAACTACGGAACCAGGTGTCACACCGGCATCTGGTTTAACTGTCATGCCAAACATACGTCCTATACCACCACTCGTTGCATCAGGAATAAAAATTGGTCTACCTGTTTCATCTAAAATATTTGCAAGTTTAGCCCAAATGGTTGCGTTGCTTGCATAGATGGCCGCTCCTGCAATATAAGAGGAATGAATCTTTGATATTGCTGTAGTTATGTTTCCATAGGTGATTCCAGCAACCGGATCATAGCCAACTACTTGAGGTGTTAACGTTTCGGCAAGTAGTGCCGTTTCTACTCCAAGTGGCTCTGCTTTAAATGTGTCAAGTTCTCCCGGCTTGCCTTTACCTCTTGCTACTGCTGTACCTGCAGCTGCACCAACTCTGTCGCCTAATTCATTCTTGATGTAAGGGATAAAGTCTTCTGTTGCCATAGATCTTAATTTCCAAGTGACTGTGATTGCTTTTGATAATTCACATCCGGATAAAGTAAGTTGACCAAATACATTTTTCTCATCAGCTGTAACGGTTTCTTCATCGTAAAATGCTGCGTCGCCTTCTTCGATGGATTCATGCTTGTTGATGACTAGGGTACCTTTAACGTTGTATTTTTTGACGTCAGCAAGTAATGGATATGATTCTTCTGCTCTTTTCCAAATTCCTGCAATTACGGCTTGAGGTATTAAAGTGGCAATGTCACCGGTGTCATGTGTGTAAGCGTTTTGAAATTCTGTGTTAACTGTGTTGAACACTTCTGTTTCTTTTTCATCTAGTTTTTTACCTTGCAATGTTTTTGCCCAGGCATTCAAGTAGATGTCGTCATCAGTATTTACTTGTGTCTCATCGATTTTTGCAACAGGTGTTAAATTTACTGTTAGCTCTGATAAGTTTTCGATGTTGGTAACGTTTGTTTTTTCTTTTAACGCATTTAGGTTGGCGTTGGTTAACTTTGCTGCTTCAAATTCATTGTCTAGCTGCTCGATTTCTTTCATTTTTGCATTGGCTTCATCTGTTTTTCCTTCTGCTAGAAATCCCTCAGCTTCTGCCATTAACGCGTTTCTCATTTTCAAATACTTTTCTTTATTCATCTCTTTGATCTCCTTTTAGTTTTAATAGTTTTATTTTTGCATCAAAAAAGGCCCTATTTTCTAGCGCCTTATCTTCGGTTATTAAGTTTTTTACTTTTTCAATTACTGCTTGAGGTAACATGCCGCCAATATCTGCTACCAGGTTAAGTTCTTCAAACATGATTTCATCTGCTAATCCCATTTCAACCGCCTTCGCCGGTGTTAGCCATGTTTCATTGTCCATTAACTCAAGTAATTCCTCTTGCGTTTTACCGCTTTTGATTCTGTAGGCATTTGCTATTGTTTCGTTTGCCCCTTTTAAGACATCTGACATGTGATTCATGTCTCTGTGATCTCCGCTCGCTATGGTTGATACATTGTGCACCATCATTTGGGACGTTGGCGACATGATGATTTTCTTTCCCGCCATGGCTATTACACTGGCGGCGCTTGCGGCTATTCCCATTATTTTGACTGTTACATTTCCTGTGTAGGATTTTAGGGCTGTGTAAATTTCTGATCCAGCGAATACTGAACCACCACCACTGTTGATTTCTACCTCTAGGTCATCACCTTCCGCCGAATTAATGACATTCATGACCGACTTAGGACTTGTAGCTTCTATCCCAAACCACTCATATATCCTTTGTTCGTTGCTTGAGACGATTGGACCCCTTATACTTACCTTCTTCACTTAATCACCTCTATTCATTTGTCGGCCTTGTGTCAAGTCGTCTGATGTATTCATCTCCGTCTTCTCGTGGTGCCATGTTGAGTACTGCTCTTACTTCGTTTGGATTCATGATGCCTCTGTCAACATATTGAACTAGGTTCAATTTGGTTTGCATAGACGCGAATGTTAAGTTTGCCGACTCAAAGATTATTTTGTTTCCAAATCCTCTTTCCCTTCGGCTAAAGAGCAATCTTGTATATTCGTTGCTGATTTGGATAATATCCGGTTCTATTGTTGATTCATAATAAGCTATCCACTCATCTTCCGAATATTTTCCTTGTATGATCTTTTCGTTTGTGTTGAAAAACGAGTAGATTCTTTGGGTTGTTTTATCCATTTGCGTTGCATTTGGCACGTAGTCTTTTGGATCTACTTGTTTCGCATCAAATTTCGAATCTGTTGCCGCTGCGCCTACTGTTTCTGATGTTTCAGTGTTCAAGAAACTGTCAACGAACTCCTTGGTATGTTTTTTCAAGTCTTCCGGTCTTAATGATTGGGTGAACTGTAGCAACCACCTTATAACATTTGAGTTTTTTATAGCTTTAACTATCCCTTGATCCGTTGTTGTTACAATTTCCATAAGTGGTAATAGTGCTTTTGCTGGCGAGTCTCCAAATATTTCATTTTCATTGAAATCTTTGCGCAAATGAATGATATCCGTGTATTTAAACGTCGAAACCTTGCCACTTCTTAAGGAAAATCTAAGATATAAAGCACCGTTTCTGTCTTGAAGTGCTTCCGCTGATGTAGCGTTGATTGGATATATCTCTGTTGGATATTCATTTTCATCTCTGACAATTAAAGCAAAGGCGTTGTTGTTTAGCTCTAATTGCGTTGCTAGTTTTTCTTGAAGCATCTGTCCGGTCATATAAGGATTAGGCTCTTCTAGTAAGAATCTAATGTAAGCATCCGGATTAACTTTTGTTTCTGTCACACCTTCTTTTATTGTCGTCCGAATGTGTTTTCCAACTGCTTTTCCAATCGCTCTCGCTTTAGGCCTTATTGCTGATCTTATGATATCGCTCTGATATACGTTGCCATTCCACCCATAATAGCCACTACCTTGGTCAACGACCATTTTGTATGTTGTTGCTGTAACTAGATTGCTTTTAAATTTGTCGAATATTCCCAATTTTTCACCTCCTCTCAAATTAAAGACATGTATTCATCAAAGTTATTTTCATACACAATAAAAGCATCCATAAAGGATGCTGTTCCGTCTATTCTTCGTCTTTGATTACTTGTTTTGATTAATGCGATATTATCATTCGTATCTCTTTTTATTGCCGAGTTAGATAGACACCATTTGAAAATAGGATTGTTGTTGTAGTTTATCTTTTTGGCCGCCAAATCAGACTCAACTCTTTTTAATGGGCTTGAAAATGTTTTAGGTCCTTGTATTACTGCTTCTGTTGTTACTTTTCCAAAGTTTTGTTTTAGTTCATCAACCAGGTATGTAGATGACCAACTGTCATAACCTATTTTTGTTATGTATATGTCATCTTCTTGTTGCACTTCTAGAAACCATTTTGTGACATCCTTATAGTCAACTTTATTTTCTCCGCTTAACCTTATGTGCCCTTGATCTAACCATATATCATAGGGTATCTTGTCTTCTTTAACTCTTTGGTCAAATAAGTCTGTTGGCAACCAATACATTTGCTTGACGTATAGGATAGGATCATCAATCACGTTAAATATTATTGTTGCGCATGTTAAGTCTGTTGTGGCTCCAAGGTCTATGCCGCCCATACCGTACCGTGGTTTTAATGCTTTAATGTCGTATGTGGCCGTGTTGTTGAGTGTTGCAAAATCAAGCCACGATTCCGCGCTTGTTTCTCTTATATTAAATTCTTTACATACAAAGTTTTTTTCAAGTTTTGGATTGTTATCCACTCTTTTTGCTTTGTCTTGCAAGGCAACGAGTTTTTTAATGGTTCCAATGCCCGGATTGGCTTTTATCCAGTTGTTTGCATCTCTCCATTCGTCTTTTTTGTCAAGTTCATATATAAAAAAAAGTGTCCTATCGTCCACTTCGTTTTTTAACTTATAATTATTAAGTTGTATCTCGGCCTCTTCATAGATTTCATCGAAGATGTCTTCTCTGATAGTACCGGCTGTTGATGTCATTATAATAAGCGGTTGATCTCTGGCACTGGTACCGTCGGCCATGATGTTATATAGAGCTCTGCCGCTTTTCCATTGATGCCATTCATCCATAACAACGACATGTACATTTAAGCCGTCTAAGCTGTCACTGTCGCTTGCTAAGGCTTTAAATATGCCATCGTTAAACTCACTAGATATTTCACCGACTAACGTCTTGATGCGTTTTCTTAGCGTTGGTGACTTCCTTACCATGCGCTTTGCTTCAAGCCATACGATTTTAGCCTGGTCTTTCTTGGTTGCTACCGCGTAACACTCCGGACCACCTTCACTATCCCCAACTAGTCCATATAGTGCCATTATTGAGTCTAGTAAAGACTTTCCGTTCTTTTTCCCTACGATCAGGACGACTCTTTGGTGCTTTCTGAATCCTTCAATGTCAATAAAGCCATAAACAGATGCAAGATAAGCTTTTTCCCATAACTCAAGCTCTATTTTCTTGCCGGCCATTTTACCTTTTGAGTGGCAGCAATAATTTTCCGCAAATTCAATGACATGGTTTGCGCGTTTGTTTGAGTAAAACCATTCGCCGTAATCATTGTCTATCCATGATGCGATTTGCTCATACTGTTCATACACTTTTTTTGATACTAAGGTGGTGCCGTTTTGTATTTGCTCCCAGTATTCTTTTATTGGATTATAATCGTCCGGATATTTCTTTTTTCCTTTTACGATATTAGGCTTTACTTTACCAAATATTACATCCGGATCCGTCCTTGGATATTTAGTCGGTTCTAGAATTAACGAAGTCTTCGAACTCATCTGCTTCCACCTTCTTTGCTTCTGCTTTTGGCAGCAGGCCAAGAATTTCTTTACAAACCGCATTATATCTTTGGATCATTGTGTTATAACTTCTAAGTGCCGGATGCTCTCGTAGGATTGTGTATTCACCTTGTTGCATTTCGTCAATCGGTCCGTTTTCATCTATTGATATCTTGAGTTCTTGCAATGTGGCTCGCATGAAAGCCGCTTCATGGATAAGGCCTTCGACGGATTTCTTTTTATTTATGTCTACTTCTTTCAATATCCGATTAAGTCTAGATATCTCTTTTTTGATTACCTTATCTTTTTCTAAACTCAATTAAATCACCTCATTTTTTGGGGAGGGGGGTTATGTGAAAATGACCTGCGTGTTAATTTAAGGTTATCTCTCGGTCTTAGGCCTTTGGGTATCCCTTGTTTTTATAGGGGGGGACTAGGCTATTCTCTCACTATCAACTCACCCAGCTCATTAAACATTACATCATTACCCGTCACTCTTGCTTCACCAAACGTCTTTCTGTTGTGACAGATTAAACACAGGTATCTAAAGTTATCTCGATTGAGTGTTATGTTTGGATCATCTATGTTGCTTGGTGTTATCTCTTTGACGTGGTCAACTATGTATCCTAAGTCTTTCTTGCACTCTTGGCACATCCCACCGTCTATTGATACTCTCGATGATATAAAAGACTTCCTAGCCTTTATCCACTCTTTGCTGTTGTAGAATTTCTTTGCATATGCTTTGGCCATCTCTCTACCTTATGCGTCCGCCTCCCACCCCTGACTCACTACTCTGTAGCTTTGACGCATTCATTCCCTTTTACCCTCTATCTTTAAATCGTTTTGTTTTATTAAAAAAGCACATATGCAAACAACTTGCATACATGCTTCTTGGGATTTGGTTATACTTTAACTAATGTAAGTCTAACACAAAAAACGTATCATTTCGTATCATGTTTAAAATGGTAGATCATCATCATCAAAATTCTGTACTGCTACAAATCCGTCTGAATCCGGTTCTTCTTCTTTTTCGGTATTGCCTTTACTTGCGACTTTATTTCTTTTGCTTTCCGCAAAGTGCTGCTCTTCTACAACAATATCCGTTGTAAGCCTCTTCACACCATCTTTGTCTGTGTATGATCCTGTCTGTAGTCTTCCTACTACTGATATCATCTGACCTTTCTTGAAGTACTTTTCAGCAAACTCTCCTTCTCTACCAAAAGCCACGATATTAATAAAGTCTGCGTCCGGCTGTCCTTCTTTCTTGAAACGTTTGTTTACCGCAAGAGAGTACCTTGCTATTGCTAATGGTTCAGCTCCTTGTGTATATCTCACTTCCGGATCGCGTGTTAGTCTTCCCATCAATATTACTTTGTTCATCGTTTTATCTCCTTCGTTATTTATTAGCCGCTTCATGGTCATTTTATTATTAGGCTGGGTTAACATGTGTTTCTTATTCGTATATCAGGTTTTCTGATTATTATAAAGTTCTTCATGTTTATTCTTGGTGGTGCTTTGTGCCGCTTCAATTTGGTTTCTTGTCTAACCTCTTCCTGGTATTGAAATATTTCATTTGCTATTTTCTTAATAGCTTTAAAGGCTTCATTGAATGCTTTGGCAATTTCATATGCTAGATTTTCAAATACTTTTTTTATAATCTCAGCTAGATCACATAATTGTGTAAGTCCTTTTTCTAATCTTTCTTGTACTTCTTTCCATTCTTCTTGTGAACTCTATTCCATTTTTCTTTACCTCCCAATCTATTTCACTCAATCTGAGACTATTGTTCGTTGATTTCAAAAACCCTATTTTCTAACATTGTCAATTTATCTTTTAATCTAATTGAATCTTGGGTTTCACCATTACTTAGCTCCATAGTATATGCAACATCCAATATATTCTGTTTAACATCTTCCCACTCTATAACTTTCATTCAATCACCTCAATCTCTTTCTTTAATTGGTTATCTGTGACTATTGTTTGTTAATTGACAGGTAAGCGATATACTTCTATTGCACCTTTCGATTTTTTACAAAAAGTATAATACCCACCCTCACCGTCGTATCCACAATCTTTTCTTCCTTTTGGATAATACCTAACATAATCAATTTTAATGTTATCTATATTTGCATCTTCTACACCATACTCATTAACCGCCATATTAATAAACTCTTCTTCACTTTTAAAACTCTTAACATTGCCAACGATATCAGTAGTTGTATTTCCATCTGTAAAATCACAATAATCAAACACTTATTCTACACTTCCTTTCTACTCAATCTGTGACTATTGTTAGTAATTAAAATAATCTACTATTTCATCTTCTGCGCCTTCGAGTATCTCTTGGAACGCCCTTTCAAATGGAACTGACCAATTAACATTACTACTATCGGCATCCTTATAGTCCATTAGAAACCTAACTACAAACTCGGCAAATTCTTGATGCTTACCATCTTTTATCTTAGCCAATTGAGATTTACCATTGAAATTATCTGGACTAGCGTTAAATAAAAACTCTAAACTCTCCAAAGACATCTTCATTATTAGGCTTTCATCTGTTATTTTAAATTCTAAAACTTGTTCTTTGAATTCTAGCCGCTCTTTTCCACTACCTTCGCAAGACTCACACTTTACAGACTTTCCATTTTTACCAATATTGTCATAGTAACCACTTCCATTACAAGCTACACACACTTTCATTTTTCTACCTCTCAATCTCTTTTATTTAAAAATTCGCCTTATAGTTACTCCATTTTTTTGTCTTATAGGTTTTAACGTTAAATTTAGCCATACACTCTGCATTATTACAATTGCAATTTTCTGTACTTCCTCTTTCTACTTCCATGTTTATTTCTTTATAACACTCAAAACAATCAAATTTTACATTCATTTTTAACCTCTTTTTTTATTGCGTAATTTCTTTCAATCATTGTCTGTGACTATTGTGTTGTTAAAATGCAAAGCTCCTCTCATAGCTTTTACACCACAATTCTTACACTGTACATCCCGTGTACCATCGTTTATAGGTGTCCATTTATGTTCATGTGTTATTTTTATTTTTGATAACATATCCATAAGTTCCCTGTTTTGTTCTTGGTTTTGTCTAATTGCTATTATAATTTTATTATTCATTTTTACTCCTTGTAATCATTTTTTTGTTAACTATGCCATAAAACATCAAAGCTATTTTCTTCTAGCCATTTTTCAAAATTATCTTCATCTTCTTGTTCAATTAACCACTTATTAAATTCTTCCAAAGTCATATCACAATTAATAATATCTACTAAATCAGAATAAACAAATGGTTCTCCAAGTTCTGTGAATATCATATAATAAGTTCTAAAAATTAGTTCCCATTGATTCATATAATCAATTCCTTTCTTCATAATCTCTTTCTATTGTTGTTTATGTTTTTATTTCCTAAGTATGTGACCCATGAACCAAATTAAATAAGTACTACAAATTGAACCCCATAAGGGTACTTCAATAATCATAATTGAAACCATGACACCTATTATAATAATTAAGGTCAACACTAATACTCCAGTTGTAAAATCAATTAAAAAATTTTTCATTAATTCACCTCGTTTTATTCTTCTAGATAGCTTTTGTAGAATAGTACTCTAAATTCATCTTCTGTCATGTTGTATTCTTCCATGATCCTAATCTGATGTTCTTTTTTGAGACTTAGTCTTAGCTCAGCGTCGTTATGTATTGAATCTTTGTTTGTCACATGGCAAGCCCAACACCAGTATATTAAAGCATCGTGTTGTTTAGACTTCTCTTTTAATGCTCCATTGAATACATGGTGCCAGTAATGCTTACCATACGCTCCACACTTAGGACAGTTACACCATTTATACTTTAGGTTCGCTTCTCTTTGGCTTTTATTTATCATTTAGATAATTTAATGCCTCATAGTAAAGACGTTTAGCGTGGCATTCGCTATAATTTGCTAGCCTCTTAACCATGTGCCAACTCATATTTTTTATTGCTCTGTACTCGACTACTTGTCTTTGATTATCCGGTAAGCAATCTAGCCACGCCATTATCTGCATCTCTTGATCACAATAACCTTTTAATTTATCGTTCCATGATCTCAAATTAATATATTCTTGTTCAATTCTATCTATTGCGGATTCAACAACGGAAGATATTGTTTTAGCTTTAGGCATGTCATCGTAAGAAACAGCACTTAAGTCTCTAATGGCTTCTATTGTGTCTTTTATTACTTCAACTTGCTTTCTGGATTCTTCAATGTTGCGCTTGATCCAGTTATAGTCCCTTAACTGCTTTTCAACATCTGTCATCGTCTACCTCCTCATACCAACATGTTTTACATATCTCATAGGCTTCATCTGGATGTGCTCCTATTTCCTGTAATTTACATCCGAATGATCTAGCGCTTGGAAGTGATTCATCATAAAACCCTGGGCATCCAGCAATTAGGTTATCTTCCCTTACCGGTCTTTCTGTTTCTATCATGCTTATTATTAAGTCGATTCTTCTCAACGTTTTCTCCTTTCTTTTTCAAGCAGCTTTTCTTCTCTGTCACATTGGTTGCGGTATTTACAGTATTGTCATTTAAAGTGATTGGTTTCTGTGCATTTAATCATAATTATTTTATCTTGAGCATTCATACGCTACCTCTCTTTCAAAAACTAGATAAGCATATTTTAATTACTGTTATCAGAATCATGAATATTATCCCAATGCCTATGACTACCTTTGCTGCAAACTTGTCTTCTTTATCTGTTGATCCTTTAAAACACCACCATACATATGTGAGCCAAAATGCCGTCCCAATCATTAGAAAGTAATATATGAGATTTATAATCATGATTTTATCCTCCTGAGCCTGTTTCTTCTTTTGATCTTGTCGAGCCACTTGTTGCAGGTAATATATACACAAGGTCTTTTCTTGTAGTTGCATTCTCCGAAAAATAAGTAATGTCTATGTTTACAAATCATTGGTTCTCCTCCTTAATTGTTGGTTTTAGTGTGAGTAGTCTGTTACAGTCAATCTTTTCTGATTTTATGAGATGTTCGATTAGTATCAGGATGTCTATTACCGGTCTATCTAGTTCTTCTGTTAGTTCTACCAGGCTTGCATCGTTGTTATAAAGCATGATGACTTCACTGATTTCTGTTTCTGTCCATCTATGCATGATTTCAATTTTCATTTGTACCCTCTCCATATTCCGCTTTTATCATTGGATTGATTCTTATATAGTTCCAAATTTCTTGCCATAGCTCTTTGTTTTTGATTTCTTTACCTTTTGCGCTTTTCCAATTGTTTCTTTGCCAGGTCTTTAGAAGTTCATTGATGCCGCGAGTTATATAGTGGTTTTCAGTGATGATGGTGATAGACTTAGTCTTTCCGCTGTTTGTGAGTGATTTTAGGCCTTCGAGTATGGCGTAAAGTTCGATTTCATTCTTGGTTGTGTCGGTTTTTGTTCCAGTGATCTCTTTTTTTATATTGCTTATACTCTAGTGAGACTATGTAAAGGCCTGATTTTACTTTGACTGAGCTCACTTTTCCTTTTACATAGATTTTCAACACATCATCCACTTCCTTTCTTCCGTAGTCTTAAGTATATTGACCATCCGGTAAAGTCGTTGTATACGGCTTGGATGCCATAGTCTGCGTCTACCGGTTCATAGTCCTTATAGTTGGCCAATATCTTGGAGTACTCATTGCTCATTGCTGCCTTTATGATTTGAGACCTTTTATATTTGTGATCATTGTCTTTGGACCATGGTCTTTCTAGATTCTTAGAGCATGTCCAACGCTTCTTGCCTTCCGGTCTTTTTGTTATGTATTCAGCTAGACCTGCAAGGCCCATTTTGTCGGGTTGTAATCTTCTTGCGTTTGCTCTGCCTAGTGGCTTTTTCTTCTTTCCTCTTCCTGTTGACCAGAGATCTTCTACTTCATCTCTTGTTAGGCAGCCATTTATGATCAGGTGGTGATGAATGTTAGAAGGATTATCTTCTGTACCACCAAACTCGGTGACGGCTATGTATTTTAGGGCGATTCCTCTCTTGGCCATGTGGTACTTGGCTCGGTCCAGGTACTTCTGTCTTTCTTTTATGGCATCCTCTACTGTTTCAGGTGGTGACGAATGTGTTAGGGTTACTATATAATCATTTTCATTGAAGTTTGTGTTTGTAATCTGTCTGAGCTTTTTCCTGGCTCTTTTTTCATTGAGCCTTTTTTGTTTTGGTAATGATTCTTTTTTCTTTTTAGATCTTTTACCTTTTTTGTTCAATTGATTTTGGGTTATGGGATATATGTCTACTTCTAAATGATCTGGTCCACAATATATCCTTTTTTCTCTTATGTAATTCATAGGCACATACCTTTCCCTGTAATGTTAATACCCTATACGAGGGCGAAAAGCCTTGTATGGCTTGACTTTTCACCGCTTTACGCCTATAATATAAATATAGCTTTTAGTTAAGTTGTTAAAAACGATGTTGGTTCTCAGGCCGTTCGCATCGTTTTTTATTTTGCATTTTTTTCACCTTCCTCTTGATAATCATTTTCGTTTTCGTTTCTGTAATCGTAGCTATGCATTGCACATTTGTAAGTCATGCTAGTAATTGGTCTCCTAAACGGTTTGCACATTTCTTTTCTCCTGTATCCGCAATTACCACAACATTCTTTCTCTGCTCTTAGTTTATGCAGCGGTCTAAGGTTTGTTTTTTCTTCCCTTGCCGCTTCTGCGTTGACATCTGTATTAAATAGCTTTTCAGCTCCTATCCATGCCATTCTTTACCCTCCATCAATAGCGATTCTATTCTTAGTGGTAGTTTCTTAGTCTTTACTGCATATTCTATTTCTCTCTTTGCACCTGGGCTATCTTCCCAGTCAGGAAGGAATGCTAAGATGTTGCATTGATCTATCATTGTAAAACATATGTTCATGTACTCTTCGTACTCGAAGCCTGATGGTAATATTGCTGGGTTCATGACTTTGTGGCCTCTTGCTTTTAGCTTCTCTTCCGCTTCTTTGAATTTTTCTACGAAATTATCATCACCGGTGATTTTTCCTGATAGATAAACCTTTTTGCTTTTCATTCGTGAGCCCTCATTTTTCTTTTGAATTCTTTTACTGTCTTAAAGTGCTTTATGTATTCAAAGGTTATTTCTGTGGAGATCATTGTGATTATTGCTACTAGGATTACTAGGCCAGAGTTTTCATAAATGAGTTGTCTTAGATTTAGTAGCGTATTAACCGGCGTTAAGAGTGACAGTGTTATGATTGTGATTAGCTGCATCAATATGAACATCTTGATATAGAATTCTTTCATGTTAACCTCCTATACTTCTTCCGCTTCGATTTCTACTTCTTTTTCTTCAAAGTCTATTGATAGTATGTGTATTGGTTGATAGAGCTTTGCTACCCCGCATAACGGAATTCTGTGTGTTACTATTTGGATTATCTCGCTTATGGTGATATCTGCTTTGATTGCTTCTTTCAATCCTGATTCGTCTTGAATTATTAAAATCATCTTTTCCACCTCTTTACTCGTTTTCTTCGTTTGATTTTCTCTGTTATGGTAGATATTAGCTTTTTCACCTTTCCACCTCTTTCAACTTGGTTCCGGAATAATGGTCACCATTTCTTTCAAATCTATACCCTTCTTTTTGAGCTATTTTTCTGATTCGGTAAATGTAAGTGCTAAAGTCCGTTTTTGTGCAAATATCCTCGTCTACTTCTAAGGTTTTGAGGATTTCTGATTTGCTTAAAGTTTCTCTCTTTTTTACTAAGGCTATTACAGCCTCATAATTTGTCTTTGTACTTCTTGTCCTTTTTGGGGCTGATTTTTTCTTATTCTTTTTCATCCCTAATGTCAGCTCTTCGTTTATCTGTTTTTCAGTGTGCTTTCTTACAAACTCTTCTGCTGATATCCACGCCATGATTAACCTCTTTCTTTATTCTCTTGCTTCTTTTATCTTTGCATAGATTTCATGGGTGCCATCTTCCATCTGAGTTTCTTCGAGTGATTTCTTATATCCTAATCTTTCTAGGAAGTTGTATACTTCTATGAGCTTTTCATTAACCATGTAGTTGCCATTCCATTGCATATGGCTGCTATCATTGTGGTATTCATATGCCATTAGCAGCAATCCTTTTTCATGTTGGTCTTTTAGAACTTCTTTGACTTTATCCATTGTCCACTCATCATCATCTAAGTTTTGGTGTCCCATTTGTTCTGCTATATCCCACGGGTCGCTGTTTCCGTACCAGTCCATTTCTAGAAATACCATTTCAATGATTTCTTTCAAGTGCTTTTTGGCTTTTGTATTGCTTATATTTAATACAAAATCTTTTCGGAGTTTGCGGTGTCTGTTGGAAATTTCTTTTGCTTCTTCAATTAATAGATTTTGTTTGTCTCTTTTGGCTTGTTCTACTTTGTAGTTGTCTACTTCTACTTCTTCTTCTTCAATTACCGGCATGTATATTTCAAAGTTCCATGCTGCTTTTGAGAAGAGTAAACCATGGTCTATTCTTCCTTTTTCTAGCTCTTCTTGTATTCTTTCTTCTGAAGTTACCCATGTTGCGTATCCGTAACCCTGTTCTTTGGCATCTTCCCTACTTTCCACTTGGGTACCATACTGACTTAATACTTCTACTATCCTGGCATCTTTGGCCATTGACTCTTCTTTTTGTATTGCTCTTAGGAGTTCATTGTTAAAGTTATTTGTTCCGATTGTCTTTAGTACTTTGTTCTTTAGCTCAGGATCCTTTACTTTATCTAGTTCCACGTAGTCCGTTATGCTGCCGCCTCTTTCAACTGATTCTGTTAGAGCTTCTTTGTCTAGCTCTAGAAGCTTGGCGCGTCTTCTTACTGTTGATTCTGATAGTCCGGTCATGGTGGATATTGAACTGAAGGTTTCTCCAAGGTCCATCATCATCTGAAAGCCTTCTGCTTGTTCGATTAGAGTTAGGTCTGCTCTTTGCATGTTTTCCATGAGCATGATGGCCACTTGGGTTTTCTTGTCCATGGTTGTGATCATACATGGTAATTCTTTTAGTCCTGCGTTTTTAGCAGCTGCTAGTCTACGGTTACCGATTACTACGAGATATCCCATTCTTTCTTGTTGTTCGGGCTCGTCCGCTCCAACTCCTGTTATTTGAGAGTACCAAGGCACGACTGTTAGGTTTTGCATGACGCCATTTTCTTTGATTGATTCTTCTAGCTCTTTGAGTTCCGGTTGATTGATGTAGCTTTGCTTTCTTGGGTTTAATGGGTGACTGTTTAGTTTTTCAATTGGTATCATTTGTATTTGATTTTCCATTAGTGTTTCCCTCTTTCTTGATTTTTATTTGAATATCTCTCAGGTCTTGTTCTTCATTTTTTATTATTCTGTTACACCAAGTAATTTTATTCTTGTCTCCTGCTGCTTTAGCTATTGATAGTAGCTCTTTAGCAGCTACGATGCCGGCAATTAATGCCTCTTCTATTTTTTTAGCATTAGCAATTAATGCTTCTTCCAATGTTTCATCCTGTGTCATTGTTTTGACTCCTTATTCATTTGCTTTTTTGAATTTCTATCGCGTCTTTACCTCTAATAATTTTTCCATCAACAAACTGTATGTATGCTTCCTTTTCGTTTCCATGTCCACAACATGCATTTATTACTCCACTCATTTTCCCTAAACAACTATCATGGCCTTCTTTTGTTGACTTTTTACCACAGTTTTTGCATGGTCTGTCACTATTCTCTAATATAGGTTTTTTTGTATCGCTAAATACCCATTTATCGTTCAAGTATTCTATATCATGGCCTTGGTGTTTGGATTTACTCATCTTCCATCTCCATTGTTTGGTTATCCAGTGTCATTTGACATTGATTGGCTAACTGCTGCAGGTTCTCTACCATTGTTTTTGATAGGATTCTATGAGGTAGTACGATGGCTCTTATCATCATTCCGTCTTTAACTACAAAGTATGTGTGTCCCGCTTCTGTGGATCTTTCCCATAGGCTCATCTGTTCTATGTCACTTACTGGTTTTAAGGATCTTGATTGTATGAACTGAACGCCTTGCGATGTTTGTAAGGGGATAGATTCTTCAATCTGAAACCACTTCTTTTCGATTTGTCTTTCGTGATCTGCGATGTCTTCGATGCAATATGATTTAGGCATCTCTTCTACTCTGATGGTGTATTTCTTTTTCTTGTCTTCAGGTATGTTCAATACCGTGAATATGGTTTCTTCTGTTAGCTTTGGCATCTTTATCAGTGGATAGATGGCGTATCCGTCTGATATCCATTGTTCATATTCGGTTTCAAGTAGAACTATGATTTTACTGTGCTTACATAGTTGCTCTATGGCTTTTAATATCATTTGTTTCCTCCTGTTTTTCTTATATGCACTCTTGGCACACTAGTTTTGTTGAAGTAAGGTCACCATCTTTTAATATTTCCTCTAGGTCAACCTTGATTTCACGCTCACACTTGTTGCATTTGGTAAATACATTTTCAGTCGTGATAGGTACTGCCAGTGTTGCTTCTTCATACATTCCATATTTTATGTAAAACATTTAATTACCCCCTAAGCTACTCCGTACTTGATTGCCAGTTCCTTTGCTATGATCACATATCCTTCAATGAGTTTTTTGTCTTCACTTATAATATCCATCTTATTGAGTTTTTCTCTTTTAGATTTACATATGCCTTCTTCTGCAAGTCTTCTTTTCTTGTTTATTAACCTTTGGTTCAAATTGACGCCGAATCGATGCTCTAGTAGTCTGTAGGTTTCGTTTGTTAAGGTTTTGATATATTCGTTACCTCCAAGTTTGTTAGCCGCCTTTACTATTAAGGCGTGTCCTTCTTTTCTCCATGATGTTGAGTCTAGTGAGATTACGTCTCTCATATCTTGTACTTCTTGCTTTATTTCCTTTGTGGCCAGTTCTTGAGCTGCTAGTTGATTTAGTAGTCCGGTTAGTAATTGAAGTTCCGGGCTAAGGTTTCTTGAATCAAGAAGGTTTTGTTTGAACTTTTTCTCAATTTCAATGAAATACCTACGGTATTCTCTGCCTTTGTCATTTCTTTCTAGCATGGCCATTTCTTTAGCCGTGTCCAGTTTGAGGATGTACTCGATTAATGTAGCGTTATTCGCTTCCATTTTTTTATGGAGACGGATATAGTGTTGGTTTTCCTCGGCGTCTGTATCTTCGATTCTCTTTTTTATCCATGTTGAAAAGTCTTGTTTGCTTTCTAGTCCCTGGTGCAGTTCTCTTGCGTTTACTACTTTTTCCCCTTTATCTGTTTCATATATGATGATCAGTCCTGTTGTCTCTATGATTTTCAGGTTGTCCATACTTTCCCTTCTTTCTTCGTTTGATTAATCTTTAACTTTCTGATATTCTAATTGTAAATATATTTTGAAAGGTGTGATTTTTTGGAACTTAGTACTGAAGATGTTGTCACTCTCGTTACTTGTCTTGAATTTTTGAAAAGCGATTATATTAATACACTTAGTTTTAGTGAGCAAATGAGAAACCTTGGTGATGCGAACTCTGCTATTGAAAAGTTGAAGTCTCCTTATTCACAAATTCATAAGAATGAGTCTAGAGTAATTCAAGCTTCTTTATTGCACATGCAGCTTTTTTTATCTGAATCTGGTGTTCCAGCTCTTCCCGGTGACCCATTAAACATTTATGACTTGGAGCGCTTATATCCAATCTTCGAGGTTGTATAACTCTGATAAATATTGTTTCTTTTTCATTCGATAAGTCTAATTTCGTTAACTCTTCTATTTTTTTCATACGTATTGAGTTTTCCTTGCTTATTCGCTTTTTCATCCTTTAACCTTCTTTCTTTTGAAACACATAGGACAAACATAATTTTTAAGATGTTTGTTCTTTTTTTGTGTGCTTATGTTCCAGTGGTTTTGGCACTTAGTACATTTGGCTGTCACCTTTTTTCTCCTTCCTATCCCATTTCAAATTGAATGACCTCATATTCTAAATTTTTTAGGTTGACGACTTGAAGTTTTTATCTTCTGCCATGATGATTACACTTGCTGCGCTAATGATTGTTTCAGTATTTCTTCTTATTTGTTCAATATCACCGATATTCTTATTCCGTTCCGCTAGTTGTGATGCTTGTTCTTCAAGTATTTGTATTATATTCTTTTCCATTTTTTCTTCTCCTATTTCTTCAACTTTTATGGTTGTCATTGGTGGCCGTTTCCTTTCTTTAATAATATATTCGTTAAAGCCTTCATCATCTATGGGTTCTAATCCTATTTCCTTTCTAATATCATTGATGTTTGCTCTTCCTGTACTGATTCTGTCATATGCATCTTTTACATTTTTTGCAAACGTTCTGTCCCATGCATCTTTCATATTTTTTGCAAACGCTGTGTAATCATGCTTCATTCTTCTTTTCTCTCTTCCTTTCTGTTGTTCGTCTTCACCCCTTGTGCTAGAATTGTTTTGAAAGGTGTTGAATAGCATGGATGAACCTATTAAGCAAAATCCTATAGATATAGCTCATGATCTTGCTTTACTCTGTGTCAAGCGGCAACTTGACGATGAGAGCATTAAGAGTGATTCATTGAGTGTCTTTGAGGCTTATAAGATTGCTTACGACGATCTATATGGATATCTAACTCGTGGCACTTAACTTTCTTTGGTTTGGCTCTTGATATGTTGAAACTCAACGTTTCTCATGTGCCTAAGTACTGCATATCTTGTTTGCTCTTCTATGTAGTTGGGTAAGTCTTTAACCTCTTCTAGTGTGAAGCCTTTGTTTTCACATTGATCTAATACTTCTAATGCAAAGGCTTCTAGTTTTTTTCTACTCATTTCATATTCCTCTTTTCTTTTTTCAATTTCTTTTATATCCATGATTATCTCCTTACTGTTTGAGTTCTTTTTTTCTTAATTCTTCCACTACATACTTCATCGCTTCGAACAATGCGTCGCACAGTTCTATTCCCGTATAGAAATATCCATCTAGCTCAATGATCCATCTTTCATCATGTTTCATTTCTCGGATTCTATATTTTTCTTCTTGCATTTCAATAAACTCAATCATGCTTCCAATGTTAAAGTCAGCCTTACATCTTTGTACTCTATACATTTGAGTGTGGTCAAACGGGCGATCATCTGATCCTGGTATTCGTTTTTCACCTGTTATTTCTAATAATTGTTCTACGGTAATGTGTTTTTTCATAATTATGATTTTCTCCTTCCTATCTCTGTGCAAATTGAATGACCTCAGCTTCTTTTCTCTTGTGCTCAGGGTGATCTTTGAACCATTGGTCTAGCCTTCCGTCGTTTTGCATCTGTATGAGTTCATTAGCGTAATACTTGGCCAGCTCTTTCATTACTTCTGATTGTGTTTTTGCCGGTGTACCATCAGATAGGTAGTCACCGGCATATGTTACAATTACTTTCATGTTGCACCTCTTTTCTTATGATGCTTTGTTGTCATTTTTATTTTTAGCCGCTTCCCATTTGAGTATTAGTAGTAGCTTTTCTTTTGTCTTCTCATCTGATTGCTCTAGTAAATCGATGATTTCCTTTTCAACTGTTTTTGCCATCTGTCTCACCTCTTTTCTGTTAGTTTCTTGCTTGTCTGATTGCTTTGTAATTAGATAATATCACTATGTAATCATTAAGTCAATAGATTTTTGCTGTTTTGATTGCATTGTGATTGCATTTGTGCTATATTTTATTTATGGAGGTGAAACAACATGAATGAACGTTTAAAGCAATTAAGGGAGAGTTTAGGGATTAGTCAAAGGGAATTTAGTCAAAATATACGAATTGGTCAATCAACTTTAGCCATGTTGGAAACTGGTCAGAGAATTATGAAGGATATTCATATTTCCCAGATATGCTCTGAGTTTGGAGTTAACGAAGATTGGCTACGTACCGGTGAAGGCGAAATGTTTAAAAATGATGATTTTGCTTATGACCTTGGTACTTATGCAGCTAAAGCAACTGATCTTGATAGAGCTGTGATCACCGAGTGGATGAAGCTCAATGATGATACCAAGAAGAACTTATATGAGTTTATGAAAAAAGTTGTTGATGCCTCTAATAAAGAATAGGATGTGTTGATATGAAGGCTGTTATATATGCCAGATATTCTAGCGACAACCAGCGCGAGGAAAGTGTTGAAGCTCAGATTAATGCCATAGAAGAATATGCTAATAAGAATAATCACATAATTCTTAAACACTATATAGATAGAGAACTGACTGGGACGAATGACAATCGTCCCTCTTTTCAATCCATGATTAAAGATAGTAAGACTGGTTTATTTGATCTTGTTCTTATCCATAAGACGGATAGATTTTCACGGAACAAGGCCGACTCGGCAATTTATAAGCGAATGCTTTTAGAAAATGGCGTTAAGGTTATACCTGTTGCTGAGTCTTTTATATCTGATAGTCCTTTTGGTGTTGTTATGGAAGGGATGCTTGAAGGCTGGGCCGAGTATTATAGCCTGAACTTGTCTACAGAGGTTAAGAAGGGCCAGAATTCTAACATCAGAAAGTTTGATACTATCGGTAAAGTTAAGCATAATGGCGGAAAACCACCTTTTGGGTATGTTATTGATTCTGAAGGATATTATGTAATTGATGATCATGAGGCGATTGCTGTTCGCAAGATATTTGATATGTATTTGAATGGATATGTTTATAAGGATGTTATGGAGTGGTTAGACCAACTTGGTTATCGCACTAAGTACGGTAAGCCTTTTGGTAAGACAAGCATACACGGCATTTTACATAACCCTAAGTACTGTGGTGTCTATACTTATCGTAATAAAAAACGTGTGTATGTTGGTGGAAGATATAAGGATATTGAAAACCCGGATAAGATTGTTATTGACGGCGGTATACCGGCAATCGTATCAAAAGAAGATTTTGAAAGGATCCAATTGATTATGGCTGAGAATAATAAGAATAGTAAGAGAAGTGCTTCGAAAGAAATTTTCATCTTATCCGGAAAGGTTTTTTGTTCTAAATGCGGATCCAAGCTCGAATCTAATAGCTATATGGGTGGACGTGACCGAAAGCATCAATATCGTAATTATCGTTGTTCCGGTAGGAAGAAGGGTTTAGAGTGCGATCTTAAGCCTTATGATAAAGAAACCCTTGAAATGGATGTATGCTTGCAGCTTGAGAAGGATGTTTTTAATGATGATCAAATTGATATTCTTTCAAAAGAAATTTACGAAGCTTTTAAAAAGCAATCTTCTACTTCAGTTAGTACTTTAAAATCGTATAATACTAAAAAGGCTTCTCTTGAGCGCCAAATTGAAAACTTAACGACCGCTCTGGCCAATGGTGCCGCTTTTAATTCTGTCTATTCTAAATTGAGCGACTTAGAACATCAAAAGGATATGCTTGAGTTTGAAATTAAGCGTGAGCAGTACTCTTCTGATCGTATCATGTCTCTTGAGTCTATTCGTGATATCCTCTTAGTTGGTAAAGATATGCACTTAAAAACGGACAAAGAAAAAACGACTCTCATCAACATGTTCGTTGAAAGAATCGTTTTAGGTGATACTCTTGAAGTCCGTCTTAACTTTAAGCCGGACAGGTATATGGATAGTGGAGGTGAGGGGAATCGAACCCCTGTCCGAAAACCCGTTCATGAAAGTTTCTCCCATCAGAGTCATTAATTTGACATTCCCTCTGCCAAGCGCCTAATGACAGGCTCATGGTTTTAGTAGCTTAATTAGGTTCTTTTACTACCTCAAAGCATTGGTAGAAAAGTTCCTCGCCCAATCGTTGCCCAGACCCTAAGTGGCGAGTTGCCTAGGAAGGACACCGCAGCCTAAGCTGCGAAAGCTAAATTATCTTCAGCGTTTAATTTAATTTTACCAGCTTTTAACGTAGCTCCGGTGTCTACGGATGGCTTCCTTCACTGCAGTGATCCCCGTCGAAACCTGTACACCCCCGGGTTTACAGGCGGTCTCTTTGACCTTTTATAATAAGTAGGTCTACCTACAGATTATCAACTTTGAATTGCTTTTCAGCCATTCTTTTTTGATCTTTTTTGGCGATATCTTGTCGTTTGTCATGGAGCTTCTTACCGCGTGCTAAACCGATCTCCATCTTCATTCGACCTTTTTTTAGGTAGATTTTGAGTGGCATGATGGTATAACCTTTTATGGCAACCGCACCCATGATCTTATTGATCTCATAACGGTTTAACAAGAGCTTTCTGGTTCTCATCGGGTCCTTATTGAAGATATTGCCCTTTTCATAAGGTGTGATGTGCATGTTGGTGACAAAAATCTCACCATCCATAACCCTTACAAAGCTCTCTTTTATGCTGCCTTTTCCAAGTCTTAAGGATTTGACTTCTGTTCCTGCAAGTACCATACCTGCTTCATAGGTCTCATCAATAAAATAATCGTGATAGGCTTTTTTGTTTTGCGCTATGATTTTATAAGCTTCTTTTGCCAT